TCATGCATTCAGTCGCGCCGCGATCTTGGTCAGCGCCAGTTGCCAGCGCCGCCAAGCGGTGGTGCGATCGCAGCCCAGCTCCCCGCTGATCTGCTTCCACGGCACACGGGCGGCGCGCGACCAGATAAGCTTGCGCTCGGCCTCCTCGATCCACAGCACCCAGTCCGATGTCTGCTCCAACCGCGTGATGGCTGCGGCCGATGGCCAGACCCGCATGGGCTCGGGTTCCATCGCCGCGATCTCGCGGCTGGTGCGGACGATCTGCGGCCAGGCGTTGAAGAACCCCTGCGCCCTCACGGGCGGCAGCTTGCGCAGGGTGCGGAACGCCTCCTCGAAATGATCGGCCACGCAGTCGGGCGTCCAGATGCGATCAGCCATGCCCGATCTCCTTTCTGATCGGGCGTGGTCCGTAAAGCTTCTGGCCGAGCTGACGGACCAGTTCGCGTTCCGGCCAGGTCAGCCGCTGATCGTCTGCCGACACCGCCAGCACACTCTGTTCATGCCATCCCTCGCGCTTGACCTGATCGGGGTCGCGACGCTGGCCGCCATAGCCGTGGGGATGCCACCTCATGCGACACCCCCATTCGTTGCGATGGCCCAGAGCAGAAGCGCGATTGCGTCGGCCTCGTTGTCGTCCGCAGGGCTGAAACCACGGGCAGCGGCGATCATCGCGTCCTTGTCGGCATTGCCCTTGCCGGTGGCGTGGCGCTTGATCGTGCCGACCGGGACACCCTCGTAGGGCACGCCCCGCAATTCCGCCCATGCGGTCAGCGTCGCCATGAGCCCGCCGTAGATGTGCTCGCATCGGTCGCGACATGGCGGCGAACCTCTTCGAACCAGATGGCCGCGATGGGACCGGACAGACGGTCCAACTCACCCAGCCAGTTAGTGAAGCGGAGGTACCGCATGCCGCCCCCGTCGAAGCGGCCGGGGCGGAAGCTCGCTGTGCCGCTGGTGATCAGACCGTCGTGTCCGCGCAGGGCCCATCCGGTCGAGGTGCCCAGATCAAGGGCGAGGATGCAGCGCTGGCTTGAACTGGTGACGGGCAGCAATTCGAACCTTGCGCTGTCGGATTTGGTAAGCAGAGTCGTCGCAGCCATGATGGGTCTCCTGTCTTGGGGGGCTGGTCCTGGTGGAAGACGACGGCGGTCATGTGCTTGGGCAGGTCGGGCCGCCGTCGTCGGATCGGGGATGGGGAACGCGTTAGGGCGGCCCGCACGCCAGGCCCTTGCGCATGGGATGAGTGGCCCACCCTGGGGTGGGGCCATCCCATACGCAGTATGGGGGTTCAGCACCTAACTGTTCGGGCCGGGTCAACGCGTTGATTTTGTTGGGGAATAAGACTTCATGAAGTCTTCGGGCATGAGTCAGGGACCTAACTCTTATTTGCGCGTAACCCGTTGATTTCATTGAGTGCACAGTCGGCGCTGTCATGTGAGTCAGGCCTCACTCATATGAGTCAGGTCGTCTTCCGGCCCGTCCTGGTAGACCCAGACAGCCGGATTCTCGACCTGAAGGCTGAGCCCGGACTGGGGGCATTTGAAGTGGCTGGGCAGGACCGGACGGGCGGTCGAGGTGACCTCGCCGGTGGTCGGATCGACCTCCTCGACGGTTGCGCCGAACTGCATGCCTTCGACGCAGAGATAGCCAAACCGCGACCGTGTGACGGGGAAGCCGAAACCGGAGGGGTCGCGCAGGAACTTCACGAAGCCCTTGGTGGCGAGCACGCTCAGGCGTTCACGGATGGTGTGCTTGCTGCCCAGACCAACCCGGTTCTCGAAGGTCTCGGCAAACAGCATGGCGGTGTAGAGGCGCTCGCCCGCCGCCTCGTCGAGCAACATGCCCAGAATGACATCGTGCTTGCGCAGCCGTTCGGCGTCGAACTTGGCCCCGACCTCCTTGCGCACCAGCCGCTCATTCATCGGGTTCAATTCAACCCAGCGGCCCGCTACCTTGTCGATCAGCTTGCCCGCCAGCGCCGGGCCATTGCGCAGTTCGACTTCAAGGCGACGCTGGCTGCTGTCCTCGTCAGGCCGGTGCATGAGCAGCCCCGAGGCATAGTAGCCGCGCAGAGCGCTGGCGCCGGAGAGGGCGAGAAAGGGATCGTCCTTGACCTGATGCTTGGCGGCCTTGCGGGTGTGGTGGGCGAGGATGACACCGGCGTCCGGATTGACCGCTTCGCGCAGAACCTCGACCCGATCCTTCAGGAAGAACATCATGGCGGTGTTGTCGTTTTCACCGCCGCCTTCGGGGCCGCCATCGAAGAGGTTGCGGATCGGATCGATGACGATGACGTCGGGGGGCGCGTCAGGGAACGCCGCACCGATGGCCTCGACGATGCGGGTGACGCCGTCGGCATCCAGCAGCAGCTTCAGTTTCGGCGTGGCGATGAAGGTGTCGCGCGCGGCCGCGATCACCCCGGGCGACAGGCTGATCTGCTGCATCCGTTCGCGCAGGTAGTGATATTGGATTTCCGCCTGCAGATAGAACACCCGCAGCGGCCGGGGCGGCGTGAAGCCAAGAAACGGCGCGCCTGCCGCCATGTGGACGAGCCACGAGATCAAGAAATCGCTTTTGCCGACCTTCGGCGCGCCGCCCAGCACCAGAAGCCCGCCCGGCGTCAGGGCGCGCGGTGCGATGATATCATCGGGCATCGGGCTGCGATCATCGAGCAGTTTGCCAAGGCTGAAGGTTGGCAGCGGGCTGGAGGGGGTGTTGATGCGTGCCGCGCGAATGAGCGGCGGGCCGTTGCGCTTCACATGCAGGGCCCAGAGGCGTTCTGCCTCGGCCTGCAGCCGATCAAGCAGCCATTTCGGGCGCAGCATGGCGGCGTTGTAGCCGCAGATCGCTTCCCAGCCTTCGGTAGGGTCAATGCGGCCGTCGTGCACCAGGCGGATGTAATGGCCGATGGCGGCGCTCGCCCCCTGAAACCGTGACCAGTCATCCACCGCACCCTCGCGCACCGGTGTGGTCAGGACGGCATCGACGCCGGGCTTTGCGACCGACAGCGGCGTGCTGGTCATGCCCACGCCCGGCAGCGGTGGCATGTCGGCTACCCGTTCCACGAAATCTCCCAGATCGACCTCGACCGGATTGTGGTCGCGGATCTGCACCAGCCGCTGATGGCTGTGCTTGTGGTAGACCGTCCCCACGACCCGGATCGGCTGGTGCGCCGAGCTGAAGTGGGTGTCGCCGCCGACCTTGACGGCGATATCGCCGCGAACGCGGCACAAGGTGGCCAGATCCTCGCCCACGGCCGGTTCGGTCAGTTTCCACCAGACATGCAGCTTGGCCGCGCCCTCGGGCGTGCGGCCGCCGCTTTCCACAATCAGGGTGGGCATGCCGAGGTGGCTGACGATGTGGTTCAGCTTGGCCGGGATGTCGCCCGCGTCGAGATCGACGACCAATGCCTGCATCTGCAGCACATCTGAAACGCGGGCCTGACCCTGTTCGGCGACAGTGCCGGGGATGACATAGACCGCCGCACCCTCGCGGTTCGCCCATGCGGCAAAGGTCGCCAACTTTTCACGGGCGGTCGTGTCTGCCGATATCCAGATGTTATGCGGCTTGCCGTCCCGGCCTTGTCCCTTGTCGACGAAGCCGCGCAGAGGGATCAGCCCTTCGCACCAGCTGAACACGGTGTCGAGAAAGGTAGCAATCTGATCGGGGTCAGGGCCGCAGCCGAACGGGTTTCCGGCCGGAGGGCCATCGTTGAAATCCATCCACGGGTTGAAATGCAGGATGCGGTCGTCACTCACCGATACAGCCTCCAGCAGCGCGCGGCCCATGGGCAGAAGCGGCATTCGAAGAAATCGGCACTGGCGGCGATACGGGGCAGCAGCTCGCCCGCGTCTGTCGCCTGCAGGATCCTCACACCACGATCCGACATGCGCTGCGCCAAATCGGCATCGAAGGGCACCAACTCGTGGTGCATCTCGGCGGTGTCCTTGTTGATGGCCGTGAACACGGCGGGCGCGACGCTGATGCCGGGCACGCTGGCTTCCATGTAGGCCTGATAAACGGCGATCTGCGCGGCATAGACCGGCTTGGATTTCGTCACGCCGTCCTTGACGCAGGCCCGCCAGGTCTTGGCGTTCATGGTCTTGCATTCCCAGAGCGCGGGAACGGCGAGATCGAAACCCACAGGGCCAGCAGCGATGATGCCGTCGACATGGCCCCGGATGCGCCCGCCCGCAACGGAAAAGCCGAACTGGCCGCCATCGGGGCGGTTGCCCTTCCGGGTGTAGAGGTCAAAGCCTGCCCCGCGCAGCCACGCGACCGCCAGATCCTCGAGCGCATGGCCGATGGCGAAGATGCGCAGGGACTGACCCGAGAAGTCCTGGCCCTCGTCCTTCGGCGTCGCCGTGAACTCGAACTGTAGGGCGCGCTCGCAGGCGTGGCCAAGGCGTGACCCGCCAAGATAGTCGCGGGGTGTGCGTGTCGCCTGATCGGCGGTCAGAGCCTGATCGACGGCGGCATTGACCTGGTCGGCGAAGCTCGGGCGGTGATTGAAATCCAGCGTCAAAACGGCACCTCCGGCGCATTGGCTTTGGCGATGTCGGACATGGCTTCGCGGAAGCCCTCGACGGATTCTTCGATCAGGGCACGCACCTGCGCCTCGGTCAGACCGGCCCAGGGGGTGGACCAGCCGATCTCGTCCATCAGCAGCGCGACGCGTTTCATGGTGGCGGCGAGGGCCGCGCGTTCTTCATCGGTCAGGTCAACCATGGCCACACGCTCCCGCGCCAAGCGCGTCCAGAAGCCTTGGCAGGAGATCGAGCAGAACCAGACCGATCGCCGGGGCCGCTTCGACCGGTGCGGATCGAACCAGCTAAAGCCATGGCTGGGTTGCCGGCAGACAGCACAAAGCGTTCCACGCGGATGCCATAGCCGCCGCCGTTCCCCAGCCGTGATGATGGTGATGGAGTCCATGGGTCATGCCGCCCTCCGTTCGGGGCTGGCCGCGCTGTCGGTCAATTGGCGTATGGCGCGCTTGTTGAGGCCGAAGGTCATCAGCGCCGAGGCGCGGTAGCGCGTCAGGCCAAAGTCATCGCGGCATTCGGGGGCCAAGTATTGCAGCTGCTTTTCGGTCGGCGGCTGGCGCAACCAGGAGCGGGTCTTGAAGGCGCTTTCGTCGGTCTCATGGGTGTTCAGCCAGTCATCGGCCTGCGCAAGGCAGACGGTGCATTCGTCAACATCCAACAGGTGCGGGCGTTCGCCCTTGCCACCGCCCACGGCGTACCAGACGCCGTCCAGCAAGAAGATGCCGCCCCAGGCGGTGAAGCCCGTCGCCATCATCGCATCATCGGTGCCGAAGAGGTCGACCCATGCGAAGCTGGACCGTTTCAGCAGGTCGATTTCTGTCATGATGAAACCCGACAGCGGGGTGGTGCTGCCACCTTCGCCGCCGTCTTCATC